GAGGTAGATATTATTGAGTTGCTAAACCTTACGACTTATGATATACTTGTAAGGTGTGAAGATTTAGTTGAAGATAATTATGACAAACTTATAAGGATAATAGAATGATGGATTTATACCAAGAGTTTATAGCCAAGTCTCGGTACTCCAGATTCCTACCCGATCAACAACGGAGAGAGGACTGGGACGAGACTGTTGATAGATACATGGACTTTATGGCGAAGCACTTAGAGTCTAAACATAACTACAGAATACCCTCTGAGACCTACGAGGAGCTTGCTGAGGCGATTAAAAACCTAGAGGTAGTCCCCTCCATGCGGTCTATTATGACAGCCGGGAAAGCCCTAGAGAGGGACAACACAGCAGGGTATAACTGTAGCTACCTACCAGTGGATGATCCAAAAGCCTTTGATGAGGCTATGTATATCCTCCTCTGTGGTACTGGTGTTGGGTTCAGCGTGGAGCATAAGTACGTAGATCAACTACCAGATATACCTGAGAAGATGTTTGATAGCGATACCACTGTTGTTGTGTCTGATAGTAAGGAAGGATGGGCTAAGTCTTTACGTCAGGTGATAGCCTTGTTGTACTCAGGTGAGATACCTAAGTGGGATCTGTCTAAGATCAGACCAGCAGGTGCTAGACTCAAGACCTTTGGTGGTAGAGCTAGTGGACCTAAGCCATTACAGGAACTGTTTGAGTTCGTGGTACGTAAGTTCAAGGGTGCGGCAGGACGTAGGCTAACCACGCTAGAGTGTCACGACATTATGTGTAAGGTAGCTGAGGTTGTGGTAGTAGGTGGTGTACGTAGGTCAGCAATGATCTCACTGTCTGATCTTGAGGATGACAAGATGCGTCATGCTAAGACAGGTAACTGGTGGACTGAGAATCCACAGCGTGCATTGGCTAATAACTCTGCTGTCTATAATTCTAAGCCAGACGTAGGTCAGTTTATGAATGAGTGGACTAGCTTGTATCAGTCACACTCAGGTGAGCGTGGTATCTTTAATCGTGAGGCTGCAGTAGAGCAAGCTAAGAAGACAGGGCGTAGGAATTACGATCAAGAGTTTGGGACGAACCCGTGTTCGGAAATAATTTTGAGACCCCTGCAGTTTTGTAATTTATCAGAGTGCGTAGTCCGCGAATCAGATACGATCTATGATCTTGAACGTAAGGTTAGACTAGCCACCATACTAGGTACGTATCAGTCTACGATGACACACTTCCCATACCTACGTAAGATATGGCAACGAAACACAGAGGAAGAGAGACTGTTAGGTGTATCTCTTACTGGTATCTTAGATAATAAAATGTTAGGAGCTAATGTTGAACAGACTAGATCTCTTCTTGAACGACTTAAAATGGTTGCTGTCGATGAGAACCTACAGCTTGCAGGTGATCTTGGCATTAACCACTCTGTCTCTATTACTTGTGTTAAACCTAGCGGTACTGTCAGTCAGCTTGTTGATTCTGCCAGTGGTATTCATCCGCGACATAGTCTTCACTATATACGCCGTGTTCGTGGAGATAAGAAAGACCCGCTCACCGCCTTCATGGTAGAGAAAGGTATACCAGCAGAGGACTGTGTGATGAGACCAGAGTCTACTGTGGTGTTCAGCTTCCCTAAGAAAGCACCAGACTCTGCTACGTTACGTGATGATCTCACAGCTATTGAGCATTTAGATCTATGGATGCTATATCAAAAGCATTGGTGTGAACACAAGCCATCAGTAACTATCTCTGTTAAGGAGGACGAGTGGGTTGAGGTAGGAGCTTGGGTGTGGAAGAACTTTGATGACATCAGTGGTGTCTCATTCTTACCACATGATGGTGGTACATACAAGCAAGCACCTTATGAGGAGTGTACCTATGAGCAGTACGAGGAACTATTAATGAAGATGCCAGCTAAGTTACACTGGGATGAGTTAATAGAGGATGATGATAACGTTGAGGGCGTACAACAACTGGCTTGCACAGCAGGGGTTTGCGAGATCTAAATGTTAGAGACAGTCATAGCTTTCTTAGCTCTACTAAACTGTCACCCACAGGACTTTGTTATTACTCCTAGTAATAATACGTTCTATCTAGCTGGGGATATTGGTGTGATCTACGTGAAGCCGGGTATGTATAAGGATCACATACTCGTTCACGAGATCTGGCATCATTGTCAATGGCAATGGGCAGGAAAGAAACCTGCCCAGTCATGGGATGAGTGGAAGCGTAGAGAAGAGGAAGCTATGAAGGTCGAGGATATATTCCTCAACCTATCACAGTAATTTACAATCGAGGAAGTTTTGTATCAAGGTTAGACATCATTTGCTTTTTAGCTTCTTCATCATCAGTATCAGTATGATGTAACTTCAAATATATTTCTCGCATTGCCTCTCTTGTTTCTGCTTCTGTATTATTAGGATCAAGTAGTTTTTTAAGATACTTATCACTACCTTTTTTCTCAAAGATATCTCCAAAGAATAATGCAGTCTGTTGGTCTTCAGTTAAATCTAGGACGTTACCTGTTTTAAATACTTCATCTAACCACGGAGCATTAATACTTCTTTTAGTTCTATTTACAGCAGTCTGTAAAGAAGTATACTCTGGTTGTCCTTTAGCATTCTTCTTTACTATAGTAGGATTCTTTCCTATTAAGAATTGATATAGTCCTTTAGCTGTTGACTCTGGATTTTCTGCTTTAGGATTTCCAGAACTTTCTATTGAAGCAAAGCTTTTAGCTAACTCTCTTAGTCTATCTTTTGTTTGAGAAGAATTAGGATCATAACCCAACCTAGTAACATGCTTATTTAATATTGTGCTTATTTCATTAGGTGCAGTATCAACTAGTTGCGCTCTACTTGCTTGTAGTATTTCTTCGCCCGGATAATTAAAATTTGCCATAGTTATTCCTATATTATTTAGGCATGATACGCTCAAACAAAGCGTCAAGCTCTTCATCAGTTGGTTGATTAACACGATAAGCACCTCCTACATCTTGAGGTTCAACAGGAACAACTGTTGGACTCCTTACGTCTGGCATCACAGCTTGAGCAGGAGGTCTAAACAAACCACCAGTATAGCCGGGTACTGCCATATCATATGGAGACGGTTGTGGCGGGGAATACGTAGGTCTAGGATACGTCTGCATACCCATGTTAGGAGGATTATAATACCCTTCCATTCTAGCCATCAACGCACTTATAGTGCTGTCCATAGTAGGCTCTGCTTGTTGTACTGGTTGAGGGCTTACAGGCATAGCTGCTACTGGAGCAGACATAGCTGGTTGATTGTACTCAGGCATAGGCATCTGAGTAGTGTATCCTGATTGCGGTTCTTCTTGTGGTATCTCACCTGTCCCATAGAATCCACCACGCATGTTAGGATCTTCGGGAGCAGGCTCAGTAGCTGGAGGAGCTACGTAATCAAACAAACCACCTTGACTATACCCACCCATACCGTCATCACGAAACACATTAGGCGCACTCATGGTAACTACGTTCTGAGGTCTAGCATGATAGGCACGTTTAGCTGCCATGATCTCTGCAGTCATAGGTTCACCACGCCTCGCGCCACCACCCGGCGCAATGTACGCTAAGTATGGATTAGTTTCTTGCATCCGTTGCACGACACCTTTCTCACCTATGCCGTACTTCTTTAAGAATTTTAATACTGCATTTTCAGCCATTGTTAGTCTCCTGATGTCCCATATTTTGCTTGTCTTTCACGTGCCTCTTTCTTGTCTTGTTGATCTTGCCACTTCTCTAATCCACCGAACATATAATAATAAAGAATCTGTCCCACTACTGGCGATTGTTTAAACATAGCAGGATCAAACTCTCCATCAGCTATTGCTTTACTAGCAGTCTTAATGTAGCCATCAAACATTTGAGTAGGAGGAGCTACTAAATCTATAACAAAGTCTCCTAACTTTCCTGTCTTAACTAATCTGTTCATAGCATACTCAGATGTTCCAAATAATTTTAAAGCATTAGATGCGTATCGTTGAACTAAGTTATCTCTTAAGTCAGGATCTTTTCCTAGTATTCTTTCTTTACCATATTCAATAGCCATGTTACTAGGTGGAATAAGCATTGCAAAACTAGTAGCGTTCTTTATAGCGTTGGTATAGTACCGTTTAGCAGCCTTTGAATCACCTGCTCTTCTAGCACTGTTACCTCTACGTACTTCATCTACTATGTTTCTTCTAATCAAACTTAATTGTTTGACAGTAAAACTTTGTAGAGTATACATAATCCTACCATTAGGATTTTTTAATGCAGCCTCTGGCATACCAGCAGGATTAATAGGTTGTAACTCTGCTAGTTCATTTAGTAAATATTCTTTTGTTAAAGGAGTTATTCTTTTGTTCCTTACGTCCCTAACAAAAGTTGTAAACTCTGGTCCATAAGAAGTACCGTATCTTTCTTTTAACTCAGCTACCCCTTTAGGAGTCTTTACTTGTTGTTGTACTTTCTTCCAAGCGGCGTTAACAATACTTGTCTTACCAGCTCTGTCTATTCGTTTGAACTGTGTTAGTTCTAAAAGTTTATCAACACCTCTTACCATACTAAACCCAGAAGACATGCCCTCTGATATAGCAGCGTCTATTTGATCTATTCCTAGATCTTTAACAATATCAATTTCTTTATTAAAGATTCCTTTGACTGTATTCTTTATACCTAACTGCCAAGCACCTAAAGGTATATCACCTAACTGTGTTAGAGCAGACATAGGGTTAGCTAAGTATGAAGCATTGACTAGATTTTTGTAACCACTAACAAAACCATTAGATGCTTTCTCTGCGTCTACAAAGATAGCGTCAAGCATAGACTGTAGTCTTGTTTCAGTATTGGTATCCATTCCTTTAAGAGAAAGCTCACCAAGAAATCCTTTCTTAGACTCAGCGTAGTTTAAACCCATCTCTTTATTTACTGCTGACTTACCAAAGAAATTATTTTTCTCTATTAGCTTTGATGAATCTTGAAAGTACCTTATGGTAGCTTGCATAGGATTCTCATAGAATTGCTGCATCTCTTTGTTTACTACAGCTATCTTTCTTGCAGACAAGAATCTTTCTCTCTTATTGTTTCTAGCTTTCTTTAGAGCATACAGTTGCTTGTTCTTTTTATTAGAACCAACTCTTAATCCACGTAAGATATTACTCACTATAAAGTTTCTATCAGCTTCAGATACTTCACTCTTACTAACACCAAGAACCTGCGCTCTGTCTTCTATTGCTTTCTCTACTGTACTCTTTACTTCAGGATCTTTATTTAAATATCTTTGTAAACCTTTATGATCCTTGACTACTCTAGGAATAAAGTAATCATTTTCAGGAACATTATAACCAGACTCTCTTAGTTTATTCCCTTGTTCTCTAAGCTGTGTCCTATAGTTTTCAAAGATATCATCAGCTTTGTCATCATATCTTTGTAATATTTTTTTAGCATCAGCCAATGCTTTCTCATCGCTGTTTAACAACAGATCATCTAGTACTCTTTTGTCTTCAGCAGATAGTTTTTTATATAGCTTTGTCATTGGATTGATAGAGTTAATTCTATCCATCGCATTGATGTAACTCTTAAAGAAGTATCCATTTACTTTATTCTTTAACAAGTTACTCAAGCCTAGCTTCTCATCAATCCTAGAAAAACCATCAATGATAGGAGTAATAATCCTATTAACATTAGGATCACCACTGATACTGTAAGCATCTACTCGTGAGCTTGCTACCTTTCTTGCTTCAGCTACTTCAGCTTTGTTAGCAGGAACAACAGGCTTGTTCTCTGCGTTGGTAACTATCTGTACCAACTCATCAGAGGTCACGCCTAACCGTTGTTTAGTATACTCATGTAACTGTTCAATAGGAATATCATTCTCAACAGCATCAAAGTATATCTCTTGGATCTCATCTGCTTTAGCTTGAATATCACCACGAGAAAGCTGACCACCCTTCTCTGCGTTACCAAAGAACTTAACTAACTTAGATGCAGCTACGCCTAGACCTAGACCAATACCACCAGCAACAGCAGTTGTGGTAGCAAACTGACCCATGTCAATATCACCTTTGTCTGCATACTGCTGTAGTAAATCGTACTCAGCACCAAACAAAGCAGAGGTTACAGCCATTCCCTTTGCACCATACTTAGCAAAAGACAATCCCGGTATTAAAGTTGTAGGAGTAGCTAGCGTACCTATAAACCCAGTAGCACCTGCTAACAAAGAGTTATCTTCTCCATAAGCTAGTACACTAAGATAGTCTGCTTTGTCTCTGGCAGCATTAACTTCGTTTATCCTAGCTCTACGTTCTTCTGTGCTAAGACTCTTGAAGTCTTCACCATATAGTTCTTCTACGTCTAGGTACTCACCGTTCCTATTCTCACCGTAGTCCCACCATCCGTTGATCTGTCCTATCTTTTTTAACTTACCTAGATCAGTGATACCTTTAACATTCCATCCATACTCAAGAATGTTACCAGTCGTAGGACGCTCAACTGCATAGCCTACACTTTTATCTATGTAGCCAAGATCACTTGGTCCTTCATCTACTGGAGCAGGTTGAGCAGCACTCTGTTGTTTAACGTAGTCGCTCCACTCTAGTATTTTGTCTCCGGGTAAAGTAGCCATGCTTCCTCTATTTAATTATAAAAACCAATTCTCAGGATATGCTTCTCTTGCCTTAGCTTTCTTCTGCCTGTCAATCTTTCCTGCTCTACCTTCCTCTATAGCTTTTTTATCAGCATCGCTAAACAGTCTTCCTTTTTCTATTTCTTTACCATCAGAGATTCTATAAATTACTAGTCTATCTCCTGTGTTCCAGACAGCTTCTCCCGGACCGGGTGTTCTTGTTAAGCCTAAGTCTTGAACGCTAAACTCACCACCACCTTGAGACCCAATAATAGATCTTCTTTCTAATGATCTCCTTATTGCTTCAGGATAAGATACATTCTCTTGCTCCATTATGGTAACAGCTTCGTTAGCTACTATAGCTTGAATACTATTATCCTTAATATCATAACCATCTTTTAGTATTTCACCGGCTTGAGTTCTTTCTTCTTTAGTAGCAGTCCTCATCTTTATCTGAGGAGTTGCGTCAGCAGGTAGGTAAATCATATTACCAGCAGCATCAAAACCTACTGCTCTACCTTTGTAGTAACCGCCTCTAATCTGTTGTCCTTGATAATTAAAGATAGTAGGATCATCTAGTTCTATCTCTTGAGCCTTTCTAATATTAGTAGCCATCTGATCTAACTGGAAAGCAGCCTCAGTATTACCCGTGTCTAATAGTTTCTGTACTAACGTTTCTAACTTAGCAGGGTTATTCATATCTGATTGACTGATACCCTCAAAGATCTTACGCATCTCTAGTGCTTTAGCTAGACGAGGATCTTCCATAGCAGGGGACTGCCCTAACAGCCCACCAGCAATTTGTTTTAATCCTCTACCAGCCGCTCTACCAAACGCCATCCCAGTAGCTAAACCGGGTGTTTCTCTAGCAGCTTGAATACTAGCTAGGTATTCGTTGTAGTCACGTTCTTCGTCTGCCTTTTGTTTTTCGTATACGATCTCTTCAGCAGACTTACCGAACAAAGATGCGATTGAACTAGTAGCCATAACTATTCCTTAACGTTGTCTGTTAAAGTAATCACCAAACATAGTACCTGATTGAACTCCCGGAGTACCTGTCTTTCTTGTAAAAGGATTGTCTAATCCTCCTAAGTAACCACCTAAGTCTTGACCAGCTTGACTCCAAAAACCAGACATAGTATTTGCAGCAGCTTGTTGTTGAGCAGCAGCGTTCTGCATACCGGATTGATAAGCAGCACCTGCGAACCTACCAGCCTGACTTGCAGCACTACCTAACTCAGCACCTAGTTGTAATGGTTGCTGTGCTGCTGACTCAAGTTGCTGACCCATTGCAAACTGTTGCTGGAATGGTGTCAACGCAGCTTGTTGCATGCCATAACCAAGACCTTGTGTCTGAGCAGCAGTACCAAATAAACCAGCACCATAAGCAGCTCTCTGTTGTGCAGCTTGTTCTGCTCCTGCAGCTAGTTGTAAATCTCTACGACTTCTTGATTCTAGTAACGCTTGAAGCATAGGATTACCACCTGCTCCTACACTTAGTCCAGTAGTTCCTCTACCAAACGCACTAGCAGCTAGACGTTGTTCTTGTTCAATGTCATAAGGACGTAGGGCAGCCATCTGTTCTGACATATATCGTTGTCTAGTTTCTTCTGGGCTTTCACCTAGATACTGCTCACCTAAACTAAATAAACCTGCAGCAGCACGTTCATACTGTGGTTGTAGAGCAGCAGCGCGTTCAGCTTGTCCTAAACTAGAACCATAGATACGAGACATCTGATCTTGAAGAGCAGACAATTCAGGAGTAGCTGCATAAGTATAGCCACTAAATCTACCTTGATCAAACTGGGGAGTAGCTGTACCAAACCTAGTAGTCATACCTACTGGTCTAAAACGCATCTCCTCTCTTGCTGCTTCAGCAGCTTGTTGTTCTCTGATAGCAGCTTCTTTGGCAGCAGAAGCACTCTTCTTAGCACCGTAGTAACTAGCTGCTGTGCCTACTATTCCACCGACAACTGATCCCATTATCGCACCCTTCTTTCTAGCAAATACCCTGTTAATTTAAATCCAAACTTACGTTCAAATCCTTTGTAATTTCTCTTTGTTCCTATTAGTATCTTGTCATATCCTAGTTCTTTAGCTAACTCATCCAAGTAATCATTCCAGTATTCACCATCTCCGTATACCTGAATAGCTACTAGGTAGTCCTCGAATGTAGTCCATGACATAAATCCATGTTCGTTCTCTATTAAGTTTTCTGTCTCTATGTGTTTATCTTTTGACTTCTCTAAGTATCTTTCAATATCTTCTTCGTTCATTAAGCAGTACGTCTCCACATGTATACAACAACATATGGCTGCATATTAGCATTAGTACCGTCAGATGATCCACTATTAGCAGTAGTACCAGAAACAGTGTGCGTATGCGCTCCTGCTGCAGTTGTAGTATAAGTTGCACCACTTGGATTATCTACGTTCAAAGAACCACCGGGGTTTCCTCCACCTCCGTATGGTCCAGCAACATTATGTGTATGATTACCCGGATCATTTGTAGTGCCACTAAATGTGTGCGTGTGGTTTACAACAACAGCATCTTTACTACCACCAGTTGCAGTAGCAGTATAAGTAGCTCCGCCACCTGTACCTGCACCTACTGCTACTCTACCTTCACCAAACGGTGACCATGAACCAAAACCAAGAAGTGTTGCATCATCAGGACTAAGAGAATTAGTTGCGTTTACATAAATAGAACCAACTGGATACAGTGCTTGTTTAGCTGCAGTAATAGCAGCTTGTACAAACGCTGTTGTAGCTATTTGTGTAGTATTAGTAGTACCTGCTGGAGTAGAACCTGAAACAGTAGGAGTACCAGTAAATGTAGGAGATGCTGTATCAGCTTTAGATAAAACAGCAACTTCAATAGCATTAAATTCTACATCTATTTCAGATCCTTTAATAATTTTACCAGCAGATCCTGTAGGCAAATCATCTTTAGCTGCAAAGTTAGTTGATTTTGAATAATCTGACATTTCTATTCCTTAAACTGTTTTACCTGTTTTAACGTAAACATCTATCTTTTGAATTGATAATGGATTCTGATCTATGTCTGCTTCAAATCCTAACTGTATGATTGAACCTGAACCGCCAAGATTAGATCGTACTTCTTCTAATAATAAACCACTAGAGTATTCTGCTATTGGAGCTACAGTATCGTTGTATTCATATAAGTTATCTTCGTTATTATACTCAGACACCGAGCCAGCACTTAATTTTTTAGGAAGAGATTTGTATGATGCTACATAATCAAAACCATATTTAACAAATACATTTTGACCTACGCCACCAATCACAGTAAAGTTAGCTTTCTTTAAAAACTTTAAAGACGTAGGCGCACCTAAGTCAAAGTGATTGGTGTAGTATGAAAGTTTATAAGTAGTGGCATTTGTAGTTGTCCCATCTTCTTCAACGCCATCTAAATAATTTTTGTACTCAGCTACATAACCAGCTTTACCTAAAAGCAATACACCAGAATAAGTTGTATGTAGAGCAGTTGGTTTTATGCTATCCCATATCGTAGCTCTTGCTGCTCCATTTTCTAATCTAGCTCTTAGATCAAAACAAAACACATAAGTAGAATTAGGAATACTTAATATGTAAAAAGCGTCTCTTGGATAATAAGCAGCTTTAATTTTTATTTTAGTAGTTCCTTGAGACTCAACGTATTGAACTAAGTCATCTCGAATGTTAAAAGATATATCGTTAATAGGTGCTGATTTCTCTTGAATAACACGAGCAATACTTCTTACCCCAGTGTCAGACAAGAACATCACATCTGTACCAGTATTAACAATACTATCTCTAGCTATACATCCTACGTTAGTAATCAAGTCAGCTAATGTTAATGATGTCACATCAATAGGATTAGAGTAGATAGCAATGTTTCTTCTACCAAAGATAATTAAGAAGCCGTTGTGTGCTGCTAGCCCTACTATTTGGTCTCCATTAGGGAACACATCTACCAAAGAAAGGTAACCTGAATCACCGGTAGACAGGTTTGATCCATCCAGTAGTGCGCTGAAGTACACAGTCTGCTCATCCCCAGTAATATCTGCCCACCAAGTACGTCCATATGCCCCCAATACTACGTTAGGTTTAAAGTCACTAGGAGTAGTATAAACAGTAGGTACTGTTCCACAGTCACTTAATTTGTTAAAGCCATAGCTTCCACTATGACCATGACTTGCTCCTAGTTTATGAAAAACTAAAGGTTCGTGACTACTTTGACAAACATAAGCATGAGGACTAATATCTGGTCCTTCTCCATAAACAATGCTTGATGCTGACCAATCATTTCCTGTTATGTTATAAGTTATATCTGCAGAGTTAGTATCGTTTCTAACAGTAGAAGTAGTCAGTGTACTAGCCCCACTAGCAAGTACAAATAATTTATTATTACCGCCTACTAATACATCGCCAGTTTCTGGAATTTCAAATAAAAATTCTACGTTGTTGCTTCCTAAATCAACATTACTAGTATGTTTATATTGATATCCTTTTCTAGCACCAATCCTACCAAACTTATCTATGACACAGTTAAACGCCTCTAGTGCGTAACCAGAAGCTAGATCAACACTACTCTCTTGGGTGTTAATACCAAGAAAGCCGGGTGCTGATATGGTAGTTGTAAGTAGTTGTTTAGCCATTACACTGTGTGCCAGACGTATTCATCATGATACCTACCATTCTCAATAGCTATAGAATCTGATAGAGATTGATTAGCCAAAGCAAATGCTTCAGATGCTGTTAGTCCTGCGTCCTCACCACGCTCTGCTACAGCCATTGCGTAAGCGTGTAGAATGACAGGATGTGACGGTACTTTTATTTCATCAGCATCAGCACTCAACGCAGCTTGAGGTTTATAAATATTAAAGTAAAGATTATAAACACCATCAGGAATAGGATATACGTCAACTTGTGTGTCTCCATTAGAATCAACACCGTTGAAGTTGTAGTACATCGGCGAACCTTTTTGAGGACTCTGATTCAAGAATAAATTGTTCATCTTAGTGAAAGGCATATACTCTAAGAATACATCGTCTTCACTGTTAATGACATCAATAACCTTAAACCTCTGACCTGATCCTGTCATTACATAGTTAAATAGATCATTAGCAGTAGTCACTGTCAGTGTCTCAGACAATGCGTTCCACTGGTAAGCGTCCTCAACGTATCTCTTTGCATCGTTAATGTATTTACCAATTAACTTAGAGTAAGGAGTATCAGTAACAGCAGTAATACCATCGTCTTCTCTAAGCCTAACTAATACATCTTTAACAAGATTTATGTAGTTCATTTCTTCTTACTCTTTCTAGCTGTTGTTAAAGCTATA